CTGAGCCACAGCCTGTCGTGCGACCAGTTAGCACTAGACCCGTTCCTGTTGTTGATCAAATGGAAAGGGGCATTGGGGGCATAAAAGGTGTTTTTGCTAGAGCAGCTCAAGAAAGTGAGCTTCAAGCTCAAGAGCTTGCCGCCGAAACAGGTATGGCTCTGAATGATGCAAGAGTAGTTATAAGTCAAGAGAGGCAACGAGAGCTTGCTCAACAACCAGCGGCTCAAGAAAGCATTCAAAGACCAGTTCCAACGCCACGGCCAGTGCCGATGCCTGTTGGTATAGATGCGTTGCTTGGTGGCGGAAGAGGTGATCCAGCAAATATCCCGATGCCTTCACCGCCGCCTGTAATTGAGAGGCCACCGATTATGCCGCCTCAGCCACCAATTATGAGGCCACCACTGCCGCCACCACCACCGCCACCACCGCCGTTGCCTCCAGTGGTTGCTACGCCAGTTTTTAGGCAACCATTGCCGCTACCGCCTGTGACCACTCCTGAGAAAACAAGGGCAGCAGCAACACCTAAACCTTTTGTAGCTCCTGATTTGTCAGCATTGCTTCCAGTAAAGCCGAGAACTCAAAAGGTCACTAAGCCTAAGAGAGGCAGGAAGAAAGTTGCTGAGCCTGATCAGAGGTCTAGCAGGAAGAAGCGTAAACGCAGACAAAGAGGGCCACGTTAAAAATGCCCCTCAGTAAGATTAAGTTTGCCCCCGGCGTAAACAAAGAAGGAACAGAGTATTCTGCTGATGCAGGATGGTTTGATGCCGACAAGATACGTTTTCGTCAAGGCAGAGTTGAAAAGATTGGGGGCTGGGAAAAATACACAGATCAAAGTTTTCTTGGTGTCTGTAGATCCCTGCACAACTGGTCATCTTTAGAGTCCATAAATTATTTAGGTGTAGGCACTAATCTAAAGTTCTATGTGGCTGAGGGCGCTGGATACAACGATGTAACCCCAATAAGGCTCACCTCTGGCGCGGGTGATGCCACATTTGCAGCTACAAACGGTTCTTCAACAATCACAGTTACAGAGAACGGTCATGGTGCAGTTGTTAATGATTTTGTTACTTTTAGCAGTGCTGCTTCTCTGGGCGGTTTAGTTACAGCCGCTGTCTTAAATCAGGAGTATCAGATTACTTCTGTGCCAACGACCAACACTTTTACGATTACTGCTAAGGACACAAGCGGAACCGAGGTAATCGCAAACTCTAGCGATACAGGTAACGGTGGCAGTTCTACTGTTGCGACTTATCAGATAAACACGGGCTTAAATACTTTCGTCCAAGGCACTGGATTTGGCGCAGGCACTTGGAGTTCTGGTGCTTGGGGCAGTTCTAGCAGTATATCTGCGGCTGGGCAGTTGCGCTTGTTTAGTCAGGACAACTTTGGCGAAGATTTGGTGTTCAATGCTAGAGGCGGTGGCGTCTACTATTGGGACGAAAGCTCTGGTACAAGCACTAGAGCTATAGAGATTGGATCTCTCGCAGGCGCTTCAAACACTCCGACTATTGCTTTGCAGGTTCTGGTTTCTGACATAGATCAACACGTTATCGCTTTTGGCTCTAACCCGATTGGCTCATCAACTATTGACCCGTTATTAGTTAGATTCTCTGATCAGGAGAATGCAGCAGATTGGACGCCAACAGCAACAAATACGGCTGGCGGTGTCAGGATAAACTCTGGATCAGAGATCATTGGTGCTGTGCAGACAAGGCAAGAGATACTTGTTTTTACAGATGTAAGCTTGCACTCAATGCGTTTTACTGGCGCTCCCTTTACGTTCCAGTTCTCTACGTTAAGCACCGACATCTCTATGATCTCGCCAAACGCTGCGGTTAACGCTAGAGGCTCCGTGTACTTTATGGATTCTGGTGGCTTCTATGTTTACAACGGCTCAGTGCAGCCTTTGCCATGCAGTGTTAAAGAACACGTTTTTACCAACCTTAATAAAGGTCAAGCGTTCAAGGTCTTTGCGGCAGAAAACAATGATTTTTCTGAGGTGATCTGGTTCTATCCTGTAGGCACTGATGACACTGAAATTACTAACTATGTTTCTTATAACTACGCAGAAAATCTTTGGGCTGTAGGCACGCTAGACCGTGGCGCTTGGATTGGTTATTCAAAGAATTCTAACCCTATTGCATCCAGCGTAAACACTGGGGTTACTGACGCAAATTACCTGTACAACCATGAAACTGGATTTGATGATGACGGTCAGGCGATGACGGCGTTTGTTGAGTCGGGTGATCTAGAGATAGGTGAAGGCGAGCGGTTTATGATGATTAGCAGGATAATTCCTGACTTTAGTTTTCGCGGAGCAACATCAGATGCGTCTGTTGATTTCACAATTAAAGGCAGCAACTTTCCACTAGAAACACCCACAACCCAAGCAACAGCAACGGTTACATCGTCAACCCAGCAATCACACATACGCACAAGAGCAAGACACGCAGTTGTTCGTATTGAAAGCAGCGGGTCTGGTTTTGGTTGGAGACTTGGTGATCTTAGGTTTGATATGCGACAGGATGGTAGGCGCTAATGGCTACAAGACAAAATCCGCTACCTGTTCCGACGCCAGAGTATGACGTTAACAACGAGGCGACTACCCGCAGAACTATAGAACAGGCGATGGATCAGATAGAGAACGACGTAAATGTAGCAAAGACTCAAGGCGACAAGTCTGGATCTTTGGCTATGCGTAGGTTTCAGTTCTTACTTATGGGTGCATCGTGACAGACGTTATCAAGGTGCTTGGTCAGGTTGATGTCAGCGCGACTACGACTACCACTTTGTACACAGCGCCTGACCTAACACAAACAACCGTTAGCTCCTTGGTTATATGCAACCGAGGCGGTTCTGGCATCACCTTCAGGGTCAGCGTTCACGTTGGCGGTGCAACAGCCGATGACAAGCAATTTATTTTTTTTGACGAGGATCTTGCAGCAACCACCACAAGGACGGTTGTAATAGGCATTTGCCTCTCTCAAACAGATGTGGTGAAGGTTTATGCCAGTGCCGCTAATGTGAGTTTTAACCTATTTGGGGTGGAGACAAGTTAATGAATTATGTAAGAGGACAATTGCAGCCAGCACCATTACAGCCACAAGCAGAGCAAATGGCGCAGTATGGTCGCTACGGCGACAGTATGTTGGTTCATATGAATCCAGCAGAGGTGCAGGGCATAGCATCACTCACCCCCGGCGGTTTAACTACAAACCCTGTCACGGGTCAGCCAGAGGCCTTTGCTTTTCTCATCCCTATGCTGGCAAGCATGGCCGCTCCGGGCGCGTTTACAGCCGCTGCTGGCGCTTTAGGAGGAACAGCACTAGGGGGAGTTTTGGGCGCAATAGGTGCTAACAGCGCCTTAGCAGGTGCTATAGGGTCAGGCCTTGCAACAACAGCCATAACTGGCGACCTCAAAAAAGGTATTGCTTCTGGTCTTACAGGCTATGGACTTGGCTCTGCTTTAGGCGCAGGGAAAGACGCAGCAAGCGGTTTAACGGAAGCAACTTCTGGACTTTCTGATGCACAGGCGGCGTTAGCAAAAGCAACAGAAACAGCAACTACAGAAGCTGTTAAGTCGGGGGCTTCTGCCGCTCCGACAGCCGCAACTAATCCTTTACTTGAGGATCTTGCAGGAAAAGTCGCTGGTGCTGAACAAAAAATAGCTGATATTGGCGCACAGCAATCTTCTTTAGGATTTACTGAGAGTCTTACGCAACCTTTTTCAAGCGGAGATGCACTAAAGGCGACGGCTAAAGGTCTTACAAAACCCTCTGCGATTCTACCAGTAGCAATAGGTGGGGGTATGCAGGGCGACATAGAGATGCAAGAAGCTTACGAGCGCATGGCCCGTGAGACTGAGCGTGAACGCCAAGCAGAATCAGATAGAGCATACGACCTTCTAGGTACGTCTTTGGCCCAAGTTGGTCAGGATTACAATATGGATGTGTCTGGTGCTAACAGACGATATGCAGCTTATGACGGCTACAATATGGGTGGCATCGTATCTGTAAACCCACAAGAGTATCAGCGTCAGTTGGGCGAGGTTCAAAGATTAGGTCAAGCTCCTATCCGTATGGACATGGGCGGCTCTACGGGGGGTTTTGACCAAGATTATGTGCCTCCGGGCGTTAGATTCGGCTTTGGATCTGCGGCATCCCGTCAAGCCAGTATAAGGGGGCCAGTGGCTAAGACAGCAGAGGAGCTTGCAGAAGTCGGCTATCGACCCGGATTTGGCCCTGAGATTAGCTATTTCAAAGAAAGGACTGTAGATGATGCAGCACCCGCTACAGACACAACTATCCCATTAGATGCACCCTCTGACTCCGATATGCGTCGAGGCATAGGGGGCATGATGACGGAGGATGAATACGATACTTTGGTTGCTTTAGCCACAACACCAAGGCGAGGAATGAGCAGGGCAAGCAAGAAGTATCAAGCTGCTGTTAAAGAATATGAAAGACTTGGGTTAACTGGTGATAAGCAAAAGGATATGGGTGTATTTGAAACGCCCGTAAACATGGATGAGTTTGGCTTCGACTACACCGAAACCTATGCCATGCAAGAGGGCGGCACAGTCCCTAGCGCAGATCCACTAATACAACAAACTATGATGGCAGTTCTTGGGCAGTTGTCTGAGGACGAAGCTGAGGTTGTTATAAAAAGATTTGTCGATGAGTACGGATCTGAAGCGTTTCAGATGCTAAGAGAACAAGCTCTGCAAAGCGTTCAGCCTAACTCGCAAACCGAAGGCCTAATAAAAGGAAGAGGCAGAGGCATGGATGACATGATCCCCGGAATCATTGGCGCTCAACAGCCAGTGGCAGTTTCTCCCGGCGAGTACATTATTCCTGCTGATGTGGTCTCTGCGGCTGGAGACGGCGATACAGATGCTGGGGCTAGGCGTTTTGATAAAATGCTAGACGAAGTGCGAATGCAAAAAACAGGTACTACAAAGCAGCCAGATCCGCTTGTTTCTAGTGCCGGAGGGCTGATACCCGCATGAATCAACTATTAAGCTTTGACGAGTCAAGGGTTAGAGACATATCCCGCGAGCCAAAGGTTCGCAGCAAATCAGCCCCAAGGGAGGTGACTCATACCATAACGATGGTTCCTCCAAGCTATGTAGAGACTCTATGGCCTGAAGTAAGAAATCAGTTGCTCAAAGCTATTGCTAGATCTAAAGGGCGATGGACGGAGCAGGCGTTGTTTAACTCTGTTGTTTCAGGCAATCAGCACCTTTGGTTAGCGTTTGACTCAGAACACAAAATAAACGGAGTGGGCACTACAGAGCTTGTGTCTTACCCCGGCAAAAAGATGCTCACAATACAGTTTCTAGGTGGTGACAAATTCAACGAGTGGGTTTGGGACATGCTAGAGAGATTTACTGACTGGGCTAAAGACAATCACTGTGACGGTATAGAAGCCACTGCTAGGATGGGATTCTGGAAATGGCTTCAGCAAGACGGCTTTGAAAGGTCATATGTCGTTTACGAAAGGAGTTTGAAGGATGAGTAAAGGTGGTGGTGGTGGCGGCGGCGTCCAACAAACCGAAAGCGTAGTAACTCAAACTAATCTACCAGAGTATGCCAAGCCTTTTTACGAGGAGATGCTTGGCCGTACAGTCTATGAAAGCACTCGCCCGTATGAGACGTATCAGGGCACCAGAATAGCTGATTTTAGCCCGTTTGAAACAACAGCGATGACGGGGATGGCCGAGATGGCTGCTGCTGGCGCTCCACAGCAGATAAGGTCTGCAAGCGACATAGCCACTCAGATAGGTTTTCAGCCTACAAATATGGGCACAAACATAGCCGCTGGCTTTAATCCACAACAGCAGTTCTCTAATTATCAAGCTGGCACTATTGCATCTGGATACACGGCTCCTACAGACGCTTCACTCACGCAGGGCTTTGAAGCTGGCACATTGACTCCGACGTATGCGCCCGGAACTATCGCTTCAGATTATGCAGCGACTACTAGAGATTCTGGGTACACCGCTGGTCAGATAGACCCCGGATATGCTGCTAGAGATGTGCAGTCTCAGTATACAGGACAGGCTGATTTTGGCCCCGGATTTCAAGCGGGAACTGTAGCTGATGCAGCCACTCTACAAAGCTACATGAATCCTTATCAGCAACTTGTCACTGATATAGAAGCTAGAGAGGCAAAAAGAGCATCAGACACACAAGCTGCTGAAATAGCTCAACAAGCAGCTATGGCTGGGGGTCTTGGTGGATATAGAGAAGCCATCTTGCAGTCAGAAAGAGAGCGAAACTTATCTCAACAGCTTGCAGATATACAAGCTAGAGGTGGTCAGGCAGCATTTGCTCAGGCGCAAAAGGCGTTTGAGGCTGACAGAGCAGCTAGATTGCAGCAGGCACAACTTGGATTGCAGACAGGTACTGAACAACAGCGAGCGTTGCAACAAGCTGAGCAGTTACGCCAAGCAGCTTTTGGTACTAGTGAACAAGCAAGACAGCAAGCTGCTAAGCTTGGCCTCTCCGCTCAACAACAAGAAGAGGCAGCGAGGCAAGC